CAGATTTCAACAAAGAACATCATTGGTGGGAGCAGTCCACGCTAAATCTGTTGATTGGCAACATGTGGGCACAGCACAGCCCCAACAACCCCATTGCCCAACAAAAAGCAGCAGCAGCATACTGGCTAGCTGCATCCTATCGGAACCGCACGGCTCTCATAGACGGCCGGCACCAGCGCATTTACCATGGTTTGTACTCGGGCGAGCGCAACACAGCACGCGACAACACGCTCCTGCACAACGTCTACAAGAGGATGATGCTGAAACTGACACTTGTCACCACAGGCATAGCTGTCAGACCCATCAGCATAATGATGTGTGGGGACGACGAAGACGGTTGGCATGCTGACCAGAGCCAGGCTATCGCCTATTACTCAACTGGTGTAGCCGTTGGTTGGCACTACAATAAAGTCAAGCAGCTTCTTTCTCCTAGGGCCCATGAATTCCTACAGGTTATGGCATCTGGCTCCAATGCCCCAACACAACCCCTAGCGGCTGCTGTAGTAACCTTTGTTACCGGCAACTGGTACAAATCTCCTGTGCTCGACTTGCAGACCCTTCCAACTGCCATGCTTGCAACAGCCATGGAACTTGTTGCCAGAGGCGCTGACCAGCTGACTGTCAACAACACAGTGCGCCGCTATCTGAACAGCCTGTTCAAGTACCACTATGGTCGTTCTATCCGGTGGGACCTGCTCATCAATCAAGACCTGGCAGCACATCACCGGCTCATTACGCTCCCTCCGTTGAATCGAGGCCATGCCCCCGACAAGGACCTCGTCCCTGAACCACTCATTAACGAAGTCAGCAATACCAAGACACATGGAATGCGTGAACTAGTCGAAGCCAATTGGGATATCTTGGCGCACACTAAGCCTGGGCAAAGAATGGCGATCATCAAACAGGTTGCCTATGACACATATAAGAGCTGGTACTCCACAGCCATTAATACGTCTACGATCAGAGCCCAACTCACCAATGGCCACGTAAGCTCAATGTCCACAGGCTCGCAACTCATATCTCTAGAGCAGTCGCTCGACGCTGGACTGCACTTAGTGAGTCCCCCAGACCACCTGACCACTGCGCAGGCTGCAGCCATAGCAGGGATTCCTCTGCCGTTCTATACAGCAGTCGACGCCC